GATATGCCAAAAGCCCGCAATTTTTCCGTCAATTGCTTGCATGATTAGGTTGCGCACCTGTTCACGGGTGCAAAGTATATCCGTACACATATACAAAAGTTTTTGAAGATTAGACAAAACGCAAAAAACCGGCACAACTACTTGCACCGGCTTTCGCTCCGTTCCGCTTTCGTTACTTCGTGCGCGCCTGCTTGCGTGCCTCGACAGCCGCGCGTAATGCCTCGACAGCCGCCAGTGTTTCCGCGTCCGCTTTCGCTTGTCCTATTGTGTATTGCTTCAAATCGTCCCACAACGCGCACCAAACAACAAACGCGCTATAATTTTTGTACCCGCGTGCGTTTTTCTTCGCCTCGACCTTATCCGCGTAACGTTCCGCAAAATCGCGCTTATCTTCGCCAATTATTTGCGAAAGCACGCGTAACATTGCGCCGCCGCATGCGTTTTGCAAACTTGTATAAAATAACTTGCAGGCACCATATTTTTGCGTTTTTGAGTAGTCCGCGAAAATTCCGTACATGTTATACGTGCACGCGCTTTTTGCGTCCGCTTTCGCTTGTCGTTTCTCTTCGCGTGCTTTCTCCGCCGCCGCCAGCCGTGCCGCTTTTGCCGTGGCTGTTTCTTTGTTTTGTTTACTTTGCACGTTTTGACGTACATTTTTTTCGCCGTTTTTCTTTGCGCTTGCGTTCGCGCTTTTTTCTTTCTTTTTCATAATGTTTAAAAATTAAGTAGATTAATAAATAAAAGATATTTGCACGCGCTTTCGCCGTGCTTTTGTGCACCGCCTGCAAAATCAATTGCAAACGGGCTAATATATAAAATAACCAAATTGCAAAGTATCTACATTTTTTGTCACGTTCCGCGCGTTTTTTCGCAAGTATAAAAAAATACATGATAAATGTGCTTTTTATACTGTTTAATATGCTCTTTTCTTTTCGCGTGTGTAGTGTGTTTTTTGTTTCCGTGCCGTTCGAGCAACTAAAAAAAACGCGCGTACCGTTTTTTTCTTTCTCGCTTTCGCCGTTTCCGTATTTCGCAAACTTGCGAAAATCTAAACATTTGCACCGCTTCAAAGAGCCGCCGCCGCGTATCCTATTTTCTAAGATACTTTGCAATTTGTAATACGTTATAACAAAAGCGCCGCCGCCGTTCCACTTTTTTTCCCGCTTTCGCAAGTGTGCCGCCGCCGTGCCGCCGTGCGCCGTGCCGCCGTACTTATATATTATGCGGTATATCATAATATATAAGCCGTGCCGCCGTGCGCCGTGCCGCTTTTGCCACATATTGAGCCGTTAAAATATTAGACCATCGAGGAAACACATTTCCAAAGGTTTCACGCCATCGCGCTTTCATAGTGCACTGTTTTGCCTACTTTTGCAGCCGCCGCCACATTTAGCGCACGCTTCGCCGTTACTAACTTCGTCCTGTACTTTGTATTTCCTATTTTCGCCGTACTTTGCGCCGCCGCTTTCGTACATTCATTATACCTTATAATTTGCACGCGCTTTTCGCCGCTTTCCGTCATGCCGCCGCCGCGGTCATGTTTGAAAATCGCTGCAAAAGTACTACCAAACGGAAAAATACTAAATTTGAACGCGAAAAAAAACGCAATAAAAATACATACCGCTTTTTATTTTATATATTTATATAAAATACACCCCCGTATATCACCGATTTTTTGCCTCAAATGACTATCCCGGTAACATCGTATCTATCAGTTTCCCATTTTCCCAACAAAGCTTCCAATAGACACCCCGGTCATTCTGTGTGAGGTATGATCCGATTAAATTTTTTTGAAAAAAGTGGATTTGGAAACTGGTCCTATAGGCGATTTTTGTTTTGAGTTGTCTTTAGTACACAGATTTATCGTAGTCTAAACTGTTAAATGACAGTATTTTAGCGCAAAATAAGGACACTTTTGTGTGTCCTATAGAGGTGTTAAAAAGTTAGTTCAAGTGGGATAAAGTATGTATTTTTGCGGTGAATTTTAACAAATTTCTTTGACATTATGAAAACTAAGATGTTGAGCGCTTTAAAGAAGCGCTATTCAAACTTGGGGTTATCGGACGAGCAATTTAAATTGGTAGTACCGATGGCGGTATTGGGATTGTCTGATGATGCTGATGATGCTTCGATAGAGGCACGGGCAAGTGAGTCGTACATAAGCGACATGCTCAAGAACATGCAGAGTCAGAGTGACCGTATTCGCACATTGGAGAAGAAGCCGAAGGAGGAGCTGAGGCCGGGCAACAAGGGTGATGAGCCCACGGGTGATGACAAGTTGGATGCAATTATGGCATTGCTTAATGAGCAGAAGACAACGAATGCGGCGTTGCAGAAGCGATTGGACGATCTGGAAGGTGCGGGTAAGCAGAAGGATTTTGATTCTTTGGTTAGTCGTATTGGAAAGGAGTTGCATATTTCTGCGGCCATGTTAGACCTGATTAAACCGGGGCTGTCCTCTGACATGGATGAGACTGCTGTTCGTGACGCACTTGGTGCGAAGAAGAAGGCTTTGGTTGACGAGGGTGTAAAGTTCGATGATGGTGGAAGCCAGTATTCGAGAGGTACACAAACGGAAGCGGAGCGTCAGGCTGCTGAGTCGTGGGTAGAGGCACATAAAGTTTCGTAAGGCTATGTGCGAGGCATGATAGCCGAAAGATTGTTTAACCAATAAATCCACATTATTATGGCTTTATTCCCGAATTTAGGTAAGGATTTCCGCGGTTACATGAATCCGTTTTGGATTGAGCCGGCGAAGCGTGACGTCATGGGTTACAAACTCAGCGGTGTTGCAGCAGGTACGGTAGTTCCGGCGGGTACTCCTATTCTGGCAGATGATGCCGCAAAGACGGCAGTTATCTGTAAATATGCTGTAGTAGAGGCGGTAGCTGTTGACAAGAAAACGTTGACGGTCCGTGAGGGTCATTTCTTCGCTGCGAGCGACAAGGTGGCTATCTCCGGTGCAAGTCCGTTGGTACAGTTGACTATCGCGAGCGTATCTGGCGATGATACCATCGTATTGAGCGCTGCAAACAACAGCATCAAGGCTGGCGATGTATTGGTAGAGGTTGCTACGACCGGCGAAGGTCAGAGTGCTGTAGTAGCACCGGTAGCGCTTCCTAACCGCATTGTGAGCTCCGTGGCTAAGATAGACGAGTTGGACAAGACCTGTGCTGCTGCTCACAGCGGTGTAGTATTGGAGAATGTCGTTAACTATCCGGCCGAGTACATTAACGCATCGACCTTCCCGGGTAGCAAGTATCTGGTAGGTTGTGCTGGATTGTTGTTCACTATTCAATAAGGAGGACTAGACTATGGCAAAGAGTATTTTTGAGTATAACGAGGCCTTCAAACAGGCTTTGCGTCGTACCCAGTTCCGTATTGATGCGGCATCCAAGAAGAATGTCGAGATCTTCGGTAAGACTTGGTACGAGAATCACTTCGCTATGGGTCGTGTACCTCACATGCTTAGTGACTTTGACACCATCCTTGGTAAGATGCACTTGACGATTGCAGCATCGACCATCAACGGCCGTTCTGCTGAACCGCTCCGTATGAACCAAGGCTTTGGTAAGATCGCACAGAAGATGTTCACTCATGCACATGCTTACAAGATGGATGCGGATGAGATCCGCGAGCTCTATCTGATGGCAAAAGCAGCTGAGGAGCAAGCCGATGTGCAGGCAGTTGAGTACATCGCTGATGTCCTGATGGACCACTCCGGCGCTGCTATCAAGGGTGTGCGTGAACGTCTTGACCTGATCATTCTCGAGGCTCTCTCGAATGCAGGTTCCTTCACGTTCTCTGCAACCAATGACCCGCAGTCTCCGTTTATCGGCGACACCATCAACTTCGGTATTCCTGCTGCTAACCATGATGCCCTCACGGGTAATGACACGTGGGTAGATGGTCACACCGTTGACCCGATCGTTGTTATCGATGAGGTATGCAGCAAGAGCCGCATCAAGATGCAGAAGATCCTGATGGACCGTCCGACGATGCTGTTCATTTTGAAGAACGCTGCGATGAAGAACTACATCAACACCGTACAGCGTCCTAACCTGCCGTTGAGCCTCCAGGAGGTTAACAACTGGCTTGAGCAGTTCGGTCTGCCGACGATTGAGGTAGTAGAGAAGACCTCGTTGATCCAGAATGGAAATCATCTGACCAACTACACTCCGTGGAAGGCTGGTGCGATGGTATTCATCCCGGACAACCAGATTGGTACTATCGAGACCCGTCTGAGCGATGCAGAGATCGGCATCAAGAGCGAAGGCGTACAGTATGCAAACTACGGTCGTATCGATAGTA